GAATAGCCTGGCCAGAATCGCCACGTTCAAAATCAACCAATGCTTTAACAATGTCATTCATTGCGTGAACTGGACCAGGGTCACCTTGGTGGCCTTTCTCGCCAGCAGGGCCTGTTTTTCCTTGTGGACCACGTTCTCCGGTACCACCTTTCATGCCTTTCGGGCCACGCATTGTAAGGACTTGCCAATCAGCAGTATCTTCGCCTGGGACACCAGATGGTTCGTCTTTCGTGGCAACCCAACGGCAACCATCTTTCATTATCGAATCAAGCTTGTCATAGGTAACAGCCGGGTCAAATACACCCTTCAGGTAACGTACACCCGGCACAGGGATGCGTACTTCATGTACGTTATCCAACGAGTCGTGAAAACCGATAATGGTTTCTACGCCGTTCTTATGCTGTTCAATAACCGATGTCTTATGGAAACTCGAAGCCAGGCAGTACCACTCATCAGACTTAACAGTAGGTTCGTCGTACGTCGAAGATCGAGACTGCCACACACCACCAATATTACGCACAATAACCGATGCACCATACTCAACACCAGATTCCCATTGTTTGGCACGGGCCAGGAGTTGCTTGTCGGTTGACAGCATCTTGTCAACATTGTCGACAACGAGTTTATTACTTGTCTCAACCTGGTTTCCGATATTACGACGATACTCTTTGAAACTTTCGTCAAGATCCTTTTGAATATCGGTTGCATGTTTATTTACGATTTCTTTTAACGCCTCGTTGCGACGTATGTCTGTTTCAACCAGTGACAGGCGAATCTCAGCGAACTTGGTGTCAATTTTATCGTTGGACAGGAAACTTTCCTGCTTAAGTTCTGAGAACTGTTCAGACAATGCTGCAGAAATCGTTTCGACATCAGCAAGCATTTTGGTATTAGTTTCAACGAGTGCTACGAAATCATCAGATGACTTATTAAGTGCATCTGCAAAAGTTGCTCGTATTTCAGCAACCTTGGATTCGACAGCATCTTCCGATATAGCACTTTCGGTAAGTTCAGCAATCTGGTCAGCTAGTATCTTCGTACATGCATCGAATTCACCACGCAATTTACTACCGTTTGATTCGGTTGCTTTAATTAAATTATGTATAGCAATTAATGACTCGTTGAATTCATCATCGTTTTTGGATAGTTCATCGAATTTTTTATGCAGATCCTTACTGACAACCGTGAGGTCATTACCATATCCGACCAAACTGGTTTTTAAAACATCAACCTGTTCGTAGAATTTAGCGATGTCGTTAAGCGCGGTGTCCATGCGTTTAACGTAATTATTCTCATGGAGTTCGAGATCGTTGGTAATAGTGGCTACGGACTCCTCAATCTGCACACGAACCTTTTCAACACGATTTGCCTGTGCTTCATCGTTTCCTGAAATGTCGTTCTTGATACTGGCAAGCGACTCGTTTACCTTAGTGACATCGAGTACAAACGACTCCACAAGACCATCGCTACATTCGCTAGCGACAGAAAACTTCTTCTCCATCTCGTTGACAGCATCAGCCAGGGCATTGATATTCTCATTTGAATCGACAAGGTCGGACAACTCACCAAGTGCGGCTTTCAGTGTCTCGATCTCGTCATACAGCTTTGTGAAGTTTCCGTTACTGGCAGCACTGTCGTTATTTATTGCGTGAGACAGGTTTTCTTTAGCCGTATTAATTTTACCAACTAGTTCTTCAATTTCGAGTTTAAATTTGTCCTGTGTATCGCTCAAGTTTTTATCGATATCAGACACAAGGTCTACGACGTTATCTACATTTTTCGCATACGCATCGAACCTTGAGTCGACGTCACCACTCACCAGTTCAAGAACCTGGTTAGCGTGGTGCTTACCTAGTTCATTGGCAGTTTTTACGACATGGTCAAGTAAAGCTTTATTGAATTTTTCGTTCACGCTGCTTTAGCCTCAAGTGTTTTTTTGGCAAGGTAATTTGTCATTTCGAGAATTGCCTTTTCTTCTTCGTCATCGGACGAAGGCTCTGGTTTATCAGGATCTACATTGGCAGAAGGGTCAGTGCCCAACATCTCCAATGGCCAGTTCTGTTGTTGCAAGAATGCCTGGTCGCCACCTTTAAGGGGTTCTAGGTTCTCTTTTGACCGTGCTTCATTCGGTGTAAAGATAGCACCAGTAACACCAATCTTTAATGCTTCCATCCGACTCTTCAGGTCGGCTCTCATCATACCGCTCTCTAAATCAAACCGGATGTTCTCATCAGCATCAAGACCGAAGAATTTATCCAACGAATTTTCCAGATGCTCAAGATAGAACCCAAGTGTTGAGCGGGTAAACCACCGTTGTAGGTCATCAACCGAATTAAATTTCATCGTGCTTTCTTCACCCAGAAAAACCATGGGTACACGGAACACAGCCGCAATCTCTTTAACGGACAAGTTGAATTGATTTACCATGTCAGATTCAACAGCTGACATAGTAAACGCCTGATATGTAATCTCGTTATCAAGTATCGGTGTTTTACCGTTCTGAGCATCTTCCCAGGCTACCTTAAGACGTTTCGCTGCTTCAGCAGGTAAAGCCTTCGGTGTCGTTAACAAACCGGAAGGACGACTCATATTTGAGAAGAACTCATTGGTGTTATATTTGATGTTCTGCTGAGTCATCATCGCCAACGCTGCAGCCACAAGTGGTGTCTGCCCGATTAACGGATGAGTAGGTGTGAATAGACGAATGTGCAGTACGTCACGTTGAGGAACCATTGTACCTTCATCAGGTAACGCTGCTTTGGCCAGGTCGAACGATGAAAAATGATAAAAAATCTCACCGGTTTCTGTAACAACGTGAGGGGTACAGCTTTTGCCTGGGAGCGGGTGGAGTCCGTTAATGTTACCGGCTCTGTCACGAGTTGCGACAGCGTACGAATTGCCAGTTAAGAGCAATTGCAACATCATGTACAAGATAAAATCACTACGACTCTGGTAGCGATTCGGTTTTCGTAATACGCGGAATGGAACGGTATTGGTGACTTTTTGAGTGCCACCATTATCACCTGGTTTAATGTGATCCAGGTTAAGTCGAGCCATTTCCTCAGAAATTAGTTTGACGCAAGCATATACAGTAGACACCTGCATAGCGTCGTTTGAAGAAGGGGGACCATCCCCCATTTGAAACCATTGTGGATTGTTACGCCACCCTGCTGACGAGTTGCCGAAATTTAGCCAACTCTTAGTAGATGATGAACCAAACCATTTTGTAGGATTAAGTATTCTTGGCAGGTGCATCAGCATCAGCCTTCACTTTTGATTTGTTATTGCCTTTACCTTTCTGTTTGTTGCCACCTTTTGTAACTATCGGCGCACCAGATTCAGAATCATCAGGACTCATGACTTTAGTATTGTAACTACCGCCTTTCATAACACGTTTCATAGTACCAACCTTCTCAGGTTCAAGTTTATTTTCGTCAACACGAGTGGCAATTTTTTCCTGCTCACACATGAAGCTGGCGTAACATTCGTGCGGTGCATTGAATATATCACCTGCGCTGAATTCCTCGGCCATATAAACAAACCCGTCTTTTTTAAGTTTTACTGGAATACCCATTGTCATCTCCGAAATTTAAAAGAGCCTACCACCCCGAAGAGTGGCAGGCACTAATCACAGCTACATGATATTACCAAGCAACACCAGTTAACAGGTATGTACCTGCAATGTGGCGATGACCCCAATCGATACCCATTTTCAGACGGATAGCAACTGAATCTTGCTGATACATTGAAGTGATACGGTCAGCCGCAGGCGCGGCACCGGCACCAGCAATTGCAGCATCAACTTCTGCACCGATGTTAACACCTGCATCATCCATAACCAGAGTAGCATCTTCACTGATAGACAGTGTAGGCGCGTAATCAGACGCAATGATTACCTGAGAAGCATCTGTAAGGACAACTTCACTAGACAAAACATTGGTCGATGTGATTACTGGGAATGCACCGAGCATGCCGTTAGCAACTTCTGGGAACGCTTTAGCACCAGAACCATCGCGAAGATGAGCCAGTGAGTTAAGGCGTATAGGGTTCATGATCCATACAGGAGTTGTGAACGGGACGTTTGCAGCGATAAGCGCGTTAGTCATTGTCTTCAGATCGGTATCGATGTTAGCCAATGTAGCACCTGCAGAAACAGATGTATCTGCACCATATAACAAACCGGCAGGTGCAATAGCAGTACCGATAGCTTTACCGATGAAGATTGCGTCGATAGTTTCACCAGTACCAGCGATGATGTCATCCTGGATCAACTGCAGAGCAGAAGGTGAAGATTTAGCTAACAGTTCATTGGTAGCAGGAACGATGATAGCTGCCTTTTTAGGGGTCAGTGTCAAATCGTCAAAGCTTAAAGCACCAACTGGAATCGCTTTATTCTGGCCAATGAATGCACCTTTAGCACCACCAGTTTGACGTGGAATAACGATACTTGAATCACCAGCAAATTCCATCTGACGACCTGGGAAACGAGCAACGATAGACGCAGCACGTAACATTTCGACAAACGCACTGTTAGCCTGTTGAATAGTTGTTAACTCAGCAGCCCAACCGGCAGTTGTAGAGTCACCGGATGCAACAGTCGCACGTTCGATAACCTGGTTAGGCACTCGAAGTATCGCTGACATCTCGTCATCACCAAGCGATTTTGCATAATCAGCAGCGTCTGAACGAGAGCCGTCAGTCATAAACAATGCATGTGCCTGACGAGCCAGGAACAATTTAGGATCTTGATTTGATTTAGCACGGGCACCCGCAAATGGTGCTTTTTTGGTATCTTCAACAGGCACAACTGGGACAGCTTTAGAACCGGCAGTCGCAGTTTCCATACGTTCAAGATTGCCGATTTCGATGTCGACTGTCTTAATCATTGATTCATTCGAATCAAAGTCAGTCTGTTCTTCGTCGGTAAGGCCACGTTCTTCGGTGTCAGCAAGTGTGACAAGTGTTTGCATCGCTTCGACGTGTTTTAGACGTTCAGCGCGTTTCAGTTCAATTTTCTTAGTGATATCCATCGTAGGATTCTCCGAAATAGTTTATTAGAATAGTTATGTTATCGTGCTATCTCGCACTAAGTTTCAACAATGCCATTTTGTTCTTCTGTTTTTGAAGAGGGTCTGTCTCGACCGTTTCATCTGCAGATCCAGGATCAGCCTGGGCGAACAAGGACTTCATGTCATTGTCAGAAATATTGAATGATTTAGCAATCTGCAGTGCTTCCTGGTTAGCAGGGACTGAGACAATACTAGCTTCATGTAAACTGGGTGATTTCAGCGTGTAGCCTTCATAGTTATTATTCTCGTCGTAACGAACTTCATAACCACCAACTGAGAAACCGACCGATACTGCTTTCAAGATTTTCTGCTTGATGAGTGAACGGACGGTATCGATTAATGCGGATGTACCAGCTTCGGCAATGTTCAGATACGCAGTCAGCGCGTCTTGACCATTTATTTTCTCAACTTTAATTTTGTCCCACGTACCGATAGGATCACGATGGCCATGCATAAATAACGCAATCGGGTTTAATTTAAAATCTTTGAGTTGCCAATCCTGCTCGACGATGTCGCCCATGCGGTCAACAACTGCAGTACTGAGTATGTATTTGAGAGGGTTGTCGGGGTCTTGCGTGCCTACTTTAACGATATTATTTATGTCTAGTTCACGTTTCATAGTTCTCTCCGACGAGACAGCTTGCCTTGATGTGTCGGAGCGTACCATGGGTTTATTGGATGTGCAACTAAAAAGGGCGCCAATGAGGTAGGCGCCCTTTTTGCAAAAACTTTAACTTTTAAGAATTAAATAGCGATAGGTACTTTTGTGGGGGTATCAGACAGTTCGTTTGACGTGCCACAGGCCAGTACAGGTTTCGGTATTTTAGATGGTGTTATTTGGAAATAGCCAACAGTTAAGCTTCGCCTAAATCCGTCATTGCCGAAATCAGCAACACCATCATTGTTTGGCTTCGCAGCCGGTACCATGGGTGGGTCTGTATTTAGTAGCACTGCTGAATAGTATGCCGGTTCTGCGCTAAACATACCGTCACCTGAATACGTGTCGGCGAACGACATCGTAGACATCAGCATGGCTACGGCCATAAACACACCGTAGTAGAATCGTTTCATCATATCTTGTTACCTCTCATTTTTATTGTTCCCTTCAATTAAGGAGGTTATACCATATCATGGTATGAATGATTAATGCAACTTTAATTTCGAAGGTTTTTTTGTTTCTAATAACAACGTGTTATGCAGGTCACTGACTTCAGCCATTATCGTATTTAAAACATGTAGGCGTTCGGCAACAACAGGATTGTCATATATTGCAGTAAGCATTATTGAAAACGTTGCCGACGATACCTGGCTTATACTGTACTCACGGCAGATAGGAATTAAGATGGCGGTGAGTTCGTGCATAAGACGTTCGTTCTCGTCATCGCTGATTGTTTTCATATCACTGCATACTTTGCAGATTCATCAGAACCATACAATCCGCCGCCACCGCCTTCATCACCCATCGTTTTCTTCACACCAGATATTGACATGGCCATCGCAACAGCACAGTCAATCTTGTTAACCGATTTTGACTTGTCCATCTTCCTGGCGTTTGTCGGGTCAGTAGTAATCACCACGTTGGAAATATGGTTCGTTAGGATAGGGTTGCCACCATGGACGAGCAACTCGTCCAACAGAAGAGACTCCAGTTCGTCGACTGCACCGTTCATATCCTTGTAACCTTGACCGTGTGGGGTCAGATTGATGTACGCACCGATATTGTCAAACTCGTGCATCAACTGATCGATGCGCCACCTATCAAACATGATATCCAGGATCTCAAACTCATTGACGATTTCTGCAATCTTCGGAGCAACGTGATCGTAATGAATAGCGTTTCCAGGCACCGCAATCAACCAGCCTTGTTTTACCCATACGTCGTACGGTACACGGTCGGTCTTAGAACGTTCTTTCAATCCTTCAGCCGGTGTCCAGGCGTAGCACTTCACATGCACTTCCTGCGTTTCAGGATCTTCCACACTGATAACCAATGACGTTATGTCACGACGAGCCGAGAGATCGAGGCCGCCATAAACGTAGTTGTTTGGATCACGAAATAATCCTTCGTTTACTGGCCGGTTGCCACGTTTCCAAACACCCGCTGTAATAAATGCAGTTGCCGAATCAACTTTCTGATTGAGTTTCAGATTTCTGAATGAGGCTTCCTTGCTCGGAATACGTGAAGCCTGGTGAGCCTGTCTACGCATATCCTCAATATTCAATACACCATACGGGATTGATGGGTTCGCTTTCAACCATTGCGCCTCGTCGAGCAGGTCACAGTCTTCGTCGGCTTCGTATACCGTCACCGCTGTTGTTGGGTCAAGGCCTGTCTGGGCATCGTCAATCAGGATATTAAACAAGTCATTATCGTTCGGTGCCCGGGTCGAAATGATTAGATGCTTCGGCTGTGCGTACGAACCCTGGCCAGACGACAACGTTTCGTACAACTCGTCATACGGACCACGCACCTGGCCCAACTCGTCGGTTATGAGAATGTTGGCAGATTTACCGTGTTGTGTTTTAGCGTCAGCAGATACTGCCTTGTATTCGACACCGGTGCGTGGGCAGAATATTTCTTTCTTTGATGCGCGTGGCGTTAACTGATTATCAAACCCTGACATCACGGCCATGTCCATGATGTATTTATAAACTAGGGCAGCCTGCTCGAGTGACCGCGATGCAGAGATAAGCATCGCATTAGGGACGACTAGTGGACCATACAGCCCGGCCGCCATGATTATAGCCACTACTGCCGTTTTACCGGCTCTTCTGGCGACAGACAGTAGTGACACGCTAATCTGCGGTTGGAACGTTGCAATAAGCCAATCAATCTGCCAATCCATCAATTCAATCGGTCTTCCTACCATGTGGCCGGCAGGTACACGATGCATATGCGCAAAGTCAATAATGTCACCAACCAGTGGTGGTATCTTTCTAACCAGTGGTTTTTTCTTTCGGGTCGATATTTTGGTAACCGATGCTTTTTTCTTGACCGGCGCCTTTTTCTTTGCCGCTTTCTTTTTGACGGTCTTTTTCTTAGGTGGTGCTTTTTTAACGGTCACAATGTTCTCCGCTGCTTCTTACCCATACCACGGTTCATCGATTGCCAACTTTGTTTTTTCAATACGGACGGCGATTCTTTATAACATTCATCGAGATACACGCGGTCATATTCCCGCCCATTATCAAAATCGTCAGTAGTCGCGTTAGTTGCATTTACGATATCGATGGTATCACCGCATTCCAGGCATAACTGCCGAAGCAGGGATTCTGTCGATGTAGGGATAGGTCCGCCGACGATTAAAATTTTAACGACCATTCTGATCCTCCAACCACAGTTGTTTAAATACCCACAGATGACTGAGTAGGTATGTTTTATATCCATTCGAAGCATTGACCATGGCCGGGAGAACATCTCTATCATGCCACCGCTTGAGCGTTGATATGTTAACGCCAAGATATTCGCTTGCTTCGGTCGCACCCATTATTGCAGACAGGTGTGGTGGTACTTCAGCGTGCCGTCTTATCAACAACTCACGTTCACGCGCCTGGGTGTCGTAGATAGTATTGTACATGTGGACATCGGTGATGACCTTGCGTTTAGTTGTTTTGGTGGTCACGCCAATCACTCCCAGGGTTCCAATCTCTATTGGATCTCGATTTACCCGCTGACGCGCCTGGTGCTTCCTGACGCATTCTGGCACTCGGCGCCAGGCGCAGCTTCTGAGACAACGTGGCCATGGTACCGCATGCGGTGTTGTAGGCCTTGAAGAATGGGGATGGGACCTGGTTACCGTTCTTATCAAATACCACCTCGCCAGTCCGGTGTACCTCCTTATACAACCGGTCTGCGCTCATTTTAATTCTGACGTAGTTCACCAGGAGCGGGAGGTCGCCGATGTTGAAGAAATCACCGCTATACGCGCCAACAATGGCATCGAAAATCTTTTTCTCTGCAACGCTTTTTAATTCCGTTGGAGCCTTAAGTCTTGATTCTAAAGAAGTTTTTTTCGCCATTATAATTTTAAGCATTGCAGTGAGTGCAATGGATAATAACCATAAGCCGGGACTTATGCAAATCCTTTGCACCATAATCACTAAAATCCTGATATTCACGTTATAGGCGAAAAGCGAGGACCCTGCGGTAAATTAAAAATCAATCACTTACGTGCGAATGCCCCCCGCCTTCCTCTAAGTCATTGATATCCCTAGGTTTTTTCGTCATTTTCTGCCTGGACTTTAAGTCATTGAAATATATTGGTTTATTACTAGCTTAATGCTGTACGGATGATGTCAGTCCTTGATATCTAATAGAATAATAGCTATCTATCATGTGCTTGTTAATGATTGTT